ACCGATCCAAGAGACTCATAATGCTGGTGTGTTTCTCTTACATTTGGAAGTCCGCTTGTTAGCCATTCTTTCTTTACATCTATTCCCGTTTCACGCATGGCTTCAAAACTCCCTGTATTACTGGCTCCGTTAACTTCAGTCCTTGCAATCCTTTCAGCCTGATAGTTCTCAATAGATGTTAAGGCTGTTCCGCTTAATTCTTCCTGCATTAACCTACGGGTATTGTAAATGCTTAATCCTTCATCAATGCTCCTTTCCACCACATCGGTAATCACCCTATTGATAACCTCCTGCTGAGTTGTAAGAATCTTCCTTGCCTTTAATAAAGACCTCTGATAAGCATAAGCCCTCATCTGGGCTTCGTATTCTGATTGTGGCTTCTTGGCTGCTTTCTTACCTGAGTTGATAATCTTATCAGTGTCATAGGCAAACCGCCCTCCTACCTTTCCCCAGATATTAATGAGATGATCCGTTAAAGGCTGACTTAACAGCAAATGCGGAAGCATCATTCTTAAAGTCTCCGGGTCAGAATGTTCGGCCTGATCAATTAACGGCTGTCTGATCTTTGCAAGAACCTTTCTTGTCTCCCTCCAGTACAATTTTTCCAAAGAACGCTGTAATGTTTTATTCTTTTTTATTTTCACGGTAATCTGTGAGTTTTAACATTTTCATTGCCTGTTCTGTAATTCCCATTTCGGGAACCAATCCTATCTCATCAACCCTCTGAAGTCCTGCCGAAACTAAAGGAATATCCATGTTATCAATCGGAAGTTCATCGTATCCTAATGCAATCCTTATTTCGTTACCCGTTAACCCTGCTTTTATCATCCAGTTTATTGAACTCATCTTATCTTCCTGGAGTGCCGGCACATCATCGTAATTAGGAACAAACATCGTATCTTCTTCCCCGACTAACGGCATGAGCCAATCGCTTAACTTCTGAAAATATCCATCAACAGTCGGAATGATTGCATTGTTCCAAAGGGCTTTCTGTCCTTCCTGGTAGTTCAAATATGTCTTACTTTGAGATCCTGATTTGAGAATATCCGGCACATCATAAGCATCATATAAAGCACCTCCGGCAAAGGTGATAGAGTTAAGAATATTCATATCAACAGAGTCCAAACCAAACGGAGTCCATTCAACTGATTTATTTGTTGCAAATATCTTTCCCCTGTTTTGACTGCCCATCAGTTTACGCCTGAAGCTACTTTCAAGATCAGACATTTGCTCTTTAGTCTTTGGCTGTCCTGAATATTTCCCGTCGTCATCTTTGACTCCAAGAATGGTGAGCATCCCATAAGCGCCCATGTTTTGAAACATAGATACCATTGAGTCGTAACCGGAAGAAGATGCAGCAACAGCCTTTAAAAGCGGTTTTAAAGGACTTAATCCTCTTAGGTGTTCTCCTGATAACTGAAAGTCTGGATTTAATGTCTTCCAGTGCATAACATCCGAAAAGGGATATTCCACTTCTTGTTGCCCAAGTAAAAGACGAAACCCGGTTATTGGTTCAAAGAAATTACCTATCTTTAATTCTATCCATTGAGGAGGAAGATTGTCAAGTCTTGTCGGTTTGCTGGCACGTAACCCAAACTCAGGTTTTTCACCAGCAACAAAACACTCTCCATAAATCTTATAGATAGTAAGTGACTGATTAAGAAATTCGGTTTGTGACTGAAAGGGATTAGGCTTATTTAAGAGTTCAATAGCATAACCGGGTTGTTCTTTAAGTGTCTTTCTGTTTACCTGAACAATAGGGATTCTGGATGCCGGACCCGTTATCTTCGATATAACAGAGAAAACATCGTTATTACTTGTGAAAGTGTCAGTGTAATATTTTACTTTAACTTCTGGATAAATTGCACTTTGAGCATTATTCTGAATTACCAGATCAAATAATTGTGATCTGCCCCATCGCTTTGTTATGCTATCCCATATTCCCATTATGATAATGTAATTTTATGAAGTTCATCATATCTTCGTTTTGACTCCCTCATTTTATCTCTTGTTATTTCAGACACGCCCTTTTTGCCCTTATTCCACGGAATAGATCCAATTTTTCTACCAGAATTAACTTTCTGATTATCGCTCATTTTAATTCCCTTATTCCATGCAGGAATACCCTTTCTTCCATTACTCATATTAATTTTTCCCTGAATCGATCTTTTTTTACGCATCTTTTGTTTTGATTCTTCTGTCCTTTTTAATCCAATATTGGAATTGGCTATTTTACGAATATTAAAATATGGATTATATGAATCAATAAAAAACTGCTCAGTAGTTATTAGGTCACTTACATCGCATCCAATTAAAATAGAAAAGCATAAATCATTTTTCCCATACTTATTATAGTGGTTCTGAAGTTTACCAGAATGATGTTTATTTTTTTGAAGTTCAGACAAATGATGAAGCCACCGCTTATAAATATTAACAGCAGAACCAACATAAACCCTCGAAGGATTACTTATAGATTGTATACTATAAACACCGGAAACGATGGATTTATATCCCATGCATGAATAACTTTTGGTATATACATACAAAATTATATAAAATACATGGGTTTTTAAGTATGTTTTTTGTGTGTGTGTCTATGCATGGACATTATTCACATCTGGTAATGATTACAAGTATATTTTCCCCGCAATCTTCTTCAGTCATCCGATCAACTCTACCGTCAAGTATTTCCAGTTCTTTACCGCAAGCCATCTGTTGGCTTAATACTCCGCCGGTAGTGTTTCCATTGACATAAACAGTTGATGTGCATATAGCACATCTCTCAGGCTTTTCACATGAGAATAAACAAACCAGTCCTAATAATAAAATAATCTTTTTCATCTTTTAGTTTTTTATTTCAATTATCCAAGATCCTGACCTGCCAGGTAATTTCCTTGCAAAATGATTTGAAGGCAATAACCCGGCCTTGCATTTTCTTATGATGGTTTTTACAGATACTTTCTTATCAAAAGCCTCAATGTATTCTTTCGGGGTGTATGTCATTATTATATTTTATTAAGTTCACTCGCTGATGATAGTGCATTATTGAAAGCAAATTGACAATTTAACTATATAAAAGCGGTGATTCCGCCTCTCCTTGCAATAATTCTGTAATTCCCCAACATAGTGAGTCAATGCGGTTCGGACTTTTGACTCCTGAGTTTGGTATCCATGTTGTCATTTCATCCTCTAATTTTGGATAACTGCCGTAATGATGTATTCTACCCTGCGAATAAAGCAATGCAATGGGTTCAGCTCTTGTTGCTTTACCTCTGGATGCGTGAACAGATTTATAAGGCATCCTACCATTAACCAGCCGGATAACAGTCTCAATGTAATCTCCTCCGTTATTAACCTCACCAACGACAGTATCTGCCTGTTTGTCATCGAAAGCCTGATTTATCCTTCGTGCTGTTTGTTCTGGTGTGTACTTCCCTGTATAGTCTCCCAAGATATAAAAGTGTCCGTTATCTCCCCGGCCAACAGGAATAATACCGGTTTCATCTGATTGATCATTCTTTGTTACTGCCGGATCAACCGGAATAACTACTCTGATAAGCTGAGGCAATTCCATTACCCTATTCTTTTCAATCATATCCCAGGTCCACAAAGCACCTTCAATATCATCAAGGAACTCACCATATCTGAATCTCTTTTGCTGTCTTACCGACAAAGTACCCAAAACAGATTCTATATAATCGGCTGGTAGGTTGTCCGCATTGTCATCAGGGTTGAGCCTCATATGAGAATAGAGTTCCGAGTTAACCGGTTTCTCTGTATCTGGATTGACATTCTTAATAAAGAGCTTATAAATCCAGTGAGTTGTTGCCGGAGGATTACAGTCAACATATATCCTATTCAAAAGTCCTGTATTTTGTGCTAATCGAGTCAATAGGGTACTGTACGATTCATAACTGACCTGAGATGCCTCGTTGACAAAGATAGTAGCGTATTCATTACCCAAGACCTTTTCAGTGCGGTCCTTATCATCGAGTCCTCCGAGCCATATCTCAGATCCATTTGGAAATTGAAGGAACCAGTCGGTTTTATTCTCTACCGGATGAACTCCTGGAAAACAAAGCGATAACACTCTTGGGATTGTATCATGCCACAAAGACTGCTTGGCGTGATTAAAGGCTAATCTGACTATCAGGTGTCTCGACCCAGCCTCCTTCAAGGCTCTTATGATAATCTGCCTGATAATTATAAAACTCTTTCCGCTTCTACTCCCTCCGTACAATAGTGTGTACTTTGGTTTGCTTCCCATTAACCTTACCGCTTCTTTCTGCTTTATAGTTTTTTGGAATGTCATGCGCCTTTGTCATCAGAATCAAAGTTGAGAGTAATACCTCCAGATACCCCGACTTGTTGCCGGTCTGTCCAGCCGTGATTGGACTTTAAATTGACTATTGCCGTGGCTTCTTTTATCTTCCCCTTTTTACTGTTTGAAAAACAATTTACCTCACAATTTCTTTTTATCTGATTTTTAACGTGTTGCAGAGGTTTAAATTTTTCTGCCAGATAATCAAATACCTCAATATATGAATCCATGTCCTTTGCTACCTCTCCTATAAAGTCATACTTGCTATCCTTTGATAATTCAAGAGCTTTATTCATAAAAGCAATTGACTCATCCTCTGTCCACTTCTCAGCATTGGTATTCCCTTTTAATGCATCACTGATCTTTGCATTAATTTCTGATTGTGGTATCTTCTTTATCTTGTTCATGCTTTCCCGAATTTATCATCAAGCCAGTCCCAGAGCAAAAGGATGAGGAGGCCGCTTGCGATTATTAATATCCCCAAAATCAGTTTTATCATAACGTCCCTTTTTTTGAGTCAAGATATTTTTTGAGTTTTATTTCATCATCTTTTGAAAAAATAAACTCATCAAAGGCGCCATAATTGCTTGTG